GCCGTTGTCATCCTTCAAGTGAATAAGTCCGTTAGCATCACGGTTGTACTGGCTGTACCACAGTGCATACTCAGACTCTTCCTTCCAACGCAACATATGCTGATACTCCTCGAAGTCGTACCACAAGTTGGTTGAGCGTCCACCAACATTGAACTCGAAGTTCACAACGCGGTCAGGCATGTTGCCTTCATACGCATATGACTTACGAATCAAGCTGATTTGATTACGCATTTTGGAAGGAGCTACCCAGTGGCTTTCGTTTCCACGAGATCCGCTCATTGCAGCCGGAGCATACAGCTGAACAAACATCTTGTTAACGAAAGTGTCAGAAGCTGCAGTTCCAGCACCGTCTGAAGAGACCAACTGAACGCTGTACTCATAGCCGTTAGCTACAGGAGTAGGGTCATCCATTACACGCACTTGAGTTCCATCTGGAGCTTCAAGGATGTATTGGCGAACGAACCAACGCTCTGGGAAAGTCAACTTGATACGAGTGTGGTTAGCACCTTGACCAGATTGAGCAGTACACTCAACAGCTTTGTTCATACGGCCCATCACTGGGTAATCGTATTCTACATCGTTGATGTATTTGGTAGCACCCATGCCTTCAGTTAAAAAGCTAAGCGGGAAACGCTTGTCTTCTTGACCGGAGAGGTGAGTGATAACAGGAGACAGTACATCGGGTTGAGTCAGAAGAGCAGCAGCTAAGCTGTTCTCGTCAGTCATCGAGGAACTGTTAAACGTATCTTCGTATAGTCGAAGTTTTTTCAAATTGTCTGCGGACATGTGTAGGGGTTATATAAGGGTTAGAGTAATTCAGATAAACTAGGTAGCTTATTGCTTTTACTGCCGCTTGATGTACCTCCCTTCATCCTTTTGGAAGCAGGTTGGGTATTCTGTAAACGCTTCTTAAGATTCTGAGCCTTTTGAGTTGCTTTAACGCCTTGAACTAATTTGTTCAAGTCAAACTTTTTATAGAGTAAATACTCCATAGCCAGTTGAGTCTCTAAGTCCATTCCTTCTTGATCAATCATACGCTGTGTGCGACCCTGATTGTCTTTTGCGTCGCTCATCCAAGCATAAAACTTAGACTTGTCAGATTCAGGAACAGTGAATCCTCGAAGCTCGCCTTGTTTTATGGTGTCTTGAATATTGACCCACTGCTGCTGTACTTGCTGCTGATACTGTTCAGCTTCTTTCCTTTGATTCTCGACCACATTTTTGGCCTGAGTCTCTTGAATAACTTTCAATTTAGATAAGCCGCGTTGCGCATGCTTCTCTAAAATACCTGCATCAACATAATCTTGAACAGTTTCGGAAATCTCTTCCTCGCTGTAGTTCATGAGACGTAAGTGTTCTTGAACAACCGCTCGTTGAGTGCTGACATCGTCTGCCTCAATCTCCAAAGCGTTGTAGTCTACAGTAGGAGCTGATGCTTGGAAATACTTTTTAGGATCACCTCCGTTGTAACGGAACTGTAAGTACTCCTGAACATCTGGAAACTGCGAAAACACAGAGTCCAGCTGCTCTTTTGCCATCTCTCCAGCTACAGTTTGAGTAAACTGTGCTACTCCATCGTAGTCTTCGGAAAAATCGCCTACTACATCGTAGCCCATTTTTTCTTTTAGAACATCGATTACAGTAAGGCCATCTGAAGTATCCTCAGTGTCTTGCTCAGACTCAACAGGAGCTTCAGATGTACTTTGTGCGTTATCGACTTTTTCAGGCTCTGATACCTCTGCAGTTTGTTCCTCGACACTTTCTTCTGATACTTCAGCTTCTGGTAAGGAATTCTCTGCTTCTTCAGGTACCGACGCTTCGGCTGCAACCTCCTGTTCTAGCACCGGAGCAGGCGCTTTGTCATCAATAAGATTATTGAATGACACTTGGCTTAAATCAAGCTTTATTTCTTCTGACATCTATACAAAAGTATTATTTATACCAATAATTATGACAACTATGAATGCGTCCAAAAACCTGTTTATTATATCAACTTTTTGATCGGGCAGCATCTACTTTCTTCCGCTCAATTTCTAGTCTCTGTCGATCAATGTCGTCTCTCCTACCATTTCCATCTGCATCGCTGCTCACTTTAGTAGCAACTTTCATTCGCTCCACTTCTAGTTTGACAACACGGTCTTTCTCGTTTTGGTCTGCTTCAAATGCCTGCTGTTGACTTTGAATCTGTTGCTGAGACTCAGCTACTTGCTGTTGTTGCTGCTGTTGCATCTCTTGTTGCATCTTCTGCAACTCTTTTTGCTTTTCATCTACCTCCTGTAAGAGCTTTTTGACCTTACTGAAGTTGTTACTGTCAATAATTTCAGCAACTGTTGCTGGCTGCTGACCATTTTGAGCAAATGCCATAGCCAATCCTTTAAGCTGTTGGAGTTTATCCATCTCACGGCTGCTACTTTTGACAAATACTCCGTACTCAGCCTCTTGATACTCTTCGGGGTCGATGTTGAGTAGAGCGGTACGTAAGTCACTTGCCACATACGTCATCTTTTTACCATCTCTCCAGGCAATCTTACTAGTGTCTAGCAATCCTGCGTATTCACGTTCCATGAAAGCTTCAAACCTTCTAAATATTTCTTCAGAAATAACTGAAGATTGGAAAATAGCGCGTTCAGTAGTGCCTACACCGTCTGAAGAATTGACTTGCCCCTTACGCTGCCTAGAAACGCCTACCATTTCTTCCCACTCTGTTTTAATAGCTTGAAGAAGTTGGAATTGTGCCGCGATATACTGACCTAAAGACATATCCAATACTTGGTATTGGTTAAATGTGACTCGCTCTCTGTTTTTACCCTCTGCGGTAGAGTCAACAAAAGCAAATCCCATAGCATCTGCGTAGTACATGAATTTTTCCTCATCCCAACCATGCCGTTTTGGGATTGTATTCATTTCCATGAGCATAATCTTGTCCTTGTTTTTAGCAATAGACAATTCTAAGCGGTAGTGGAAGACATTGTACAGGACTTGGTAGGCCAAGCCCATAGAAATAATAGATATGCTGTCAGAGTGCCTGTTACTGTACACTCTGCCATTGTATGGCATCTTGCAGACAGATAGGTTGTTCATCTCGTTGCGTTGCACAACGTGAGGATTCATACTGACGTAAATGTCATTGTCGATTTGGTATCCTTCCCAAACTTCATTTACCCAGTAATATTTGATTTCTTGACCTTCGTCTTTTTTGTACGTTTCATCAACCACCATCTCTTGAGGAGATCCCATCTCATCTGTATAGGAGAGAATACCAACTCTAGCAAAACTCTTCCAACAAACATGAAGCACTTCAACCATCCGATCACTTTCGTCGTCCTCCGGTTTGTTGATGAACATACTTTGGTGTCCTCCATATCCATCTCTATATTTTCCATGTGGAGCTTCTAAGTTGTCAATGTCTTTAGGAGACAGCACGTCGTAAAAACGGTCAACTACCTCATTTACACTCATAATTTTACGCCGCACGACCCAATCAGCGTCTTCAATGTATTCAGTATCAGGAGACTTCTCATAGTCGATATCCAAAGGACTCACAACTTGATATTCTACGTCATTCATGCATACATCCTTGTAGGTGTAGCATTCACCTGCAACAAGCCAGTCAAAAAACAGCTTTTGAATATTGTCTTCTAAACCGAGCCAGTCAAAGAGATAGTTGAGTGCTTCTTGACCTACAATAGCTCTAGAGTCTCTGTAGTTAGAAAGAACTTGTTCCTGATAGTTCTTAGGGTCTTCTTCTGGAGCGTCAGGTTCTTCTCCTTTCGCTTTGTTCATCTCTGAAACAAAAATCTGTTCCAGATATTCTTGGTACTGCTTCTGACGATGCTGGTCAAACCGTGATTGTATGTCTGCATTGCGAACAACCACTTGATAAGCCTGGGGACGCTTAGCCTTTTCTCCTAAGAGTAAGTCTACGACAGGCTTGAGAATATTGTAATTACGCAACCGCGCAGGGAAGTTCTTCTTAGCCCAAGCTTCGCTGTTGTAGGGGTTCGTAACATAGTTGTAGTCAGCCTCCTGGATATTACCATTGTAAGCCTCGTAATACTTTTGAGTAGTGTGTTTAGTGCTACTACTAAATGCAGACCTACTAATAAAAGCCCTTATAGAGTCTTTAGCCCAATCTTTGGTTTTCCGTGATCGGGGGACTTTTTGTTTAGGTATATGCATTTTCGGTATTATTAAAAGAAGTCACGATTGAAAAAGCTGTTGGCGTCATTCTGTTCTGCTTTTTCGACTTCTAAATTAGATAAGTCTTTCAAGTGGAACATACCTACAAGCATTGCCGATACCCTGTCAAAGTTACCTCTAGAGTTGTATTTAATCAGTTCGTCTATTAATGCAATATCGTATATATAGTGCAAGTTTAACTTCGCTTCTCCTGTTTCTGTCTTGCCCCTCTTGGTCTTCAGCCAGTCCCGTAAGTACAGCTCTGCTTGGCTTTTACGCTCTTTGCTACCCATGCTCATGCCGTACTTCCTTCCGAGTTTTTTGATTTTGACGTTTTCAGATTTGTCAAAAATCTCAGCCTCTGGCATAAGCATATGTAGCTGCTTTGTACGCTTAGCGTATGGTATTACTTCCCCCCGGTCATTCTCAAATCCTATACGGGCATTGTAATACTCTGAAAGCAAAAATAGTGAATTATTGTATTCATCCTGAGAATCAGGTCGCCCTACATAGGATGCGACAATCATATCGTCAGGAGTTGAAATAGAATTCACTCTTTTTACTACATAAGCTGCCCCCAAAGAAGTGCCATATCCATCTTGCGCATATGGGTCATGTACGATGATGTACAAGTCGTCTGGTGTAGATCCTTGAGAGTAAGGAGCTTGGTAGACCACTACACACCCACGTATATCATCTCCTTTTTGCACAGGAAACTTTTCTACAGGACGGAGCGTATCATCTGGCATAAACTTTAGACCTTTTTTGCCTGTAACCAGTTTCCCAGCCACACCAATATTCCTGTAAGCTCCGGATCGCATTAGCTCATTGCGCCATTCTAATAGTTGAGCAGAAGGAAATATGTTAGAGGTATGCTGCATAAACGCCTCTTTAGGCGTAAAAGGATACTCTGTAATATGCTTGTCTAATACACCTCCGTCTTTTGTATCCCTCTTGATCTGCTCACGTCGTGCTTCTTCGGCTTGCTTAGCATTGACAACATTACTGTTGCCCTCGTTGTCCATGTACCCTACCATGTTTTTGTAGGCTGGAAAAAAGAACCCGCAGTTAGAATGCTCTGAGCCATTGTCCCAGATGTTCTGCACAGGCAATAGATTGTATGCTAGTGGGTTATAAAACATTGACTCAAAGTCAATTGTACCACCAGACATATCGCCACCTGTACCAAACAAAATCATTTGGCCTGTGGTAATGCCGCCATCTTCAACTGTAGGCTTAGTTGCTAAGAAGGAAGCTTTTAGATTGTCAAAAGCTCCGCACTCCTCGAATATCACAATGCTAGCATCTTTACCACGAGCAGCATCTGGATTGTCTTTGAATGTAATCGCCTCGACTTCGGATTTGTATCCTTTCTCAATAGGCTGCCCACCGACGTATTCTAAAAAGCTAGCCCTTCTGTGATTCTGCTTATCGACAACTTGTCTGCGCTTTCCCCAGCCAGTGTGCTCGTTTAGAAAGTTCATGTTGTCAGTAACCATAGCCATGATTCCCTTTGGGTAGAGATACTTCTTGTCAAATGCACATAGCAATGTGTAACTATTGCGGTCAGTATTAAAAGTGTTGGCTACCAAAGCAGCGTTCTTGTACGAGAATCCCTTACGCCTGGCTTTACCTACTATCAAGTGCCGCCCTCCTGTCATAAACTCAGGATCTACGACGGTAGTAAGATTTAAGGATTTGTACTTATCTACAGAGATACCATTTCTAGCAATATCCTGCAGCCAGAAATACTCGTAGTCGCCATCCCAGAAATTAGGGAACGCAACAATCTTTTTATTTCCCTTAGCAGTAAGCTTTATCTGCACGAAATTGAGATAGAAGTAATGATGACCGGTAATCGTGGTGTCTCCTACAGTATATCCTGCGGTACACCGACGCAGTCGCTCCGACCAATACTCATAGTGACCTGCAGTTCCTTCTGGCTGGCTGCAGTAGTAGCCGTGCTTCAAAAAATATTGAGCATCGCGACAAAACTCTTGGGTATTGACTAACATCAGTCTTCAAACATTCCTTTCTTACCTCCTCCCTTAATACGGGTATCACTGGCTTGCTCTTTCTTTATTTTCTCTTCTAGAGTTGAGATATTCTCTATGACCTTAGGCAGCTTCTCTCCTATTTCTAACATTCTCTGTACACTTCTGACCAACCCATCTAAGTCTTCTACCTCATCTTGCTTTAGCTCTCTTTCAATACGAAGCCGGAGAGTGTCAATGAGTCTAGAGCTAGTTAGCAGTCCCTCTCGGATCGAGGTCAACGTTTTAATAGTCGGGGTCTGTGCAAACTCTAAATACTTAGATATAGCTAGCTGGACTTTTGGATCTGGGACGTAGTCCTCCGCCAGCCCTAAATCTTTACTTACCCTAATCAATCGCTCATCAGAAGCATAAATAGCATAAGGGCTTTTGTGGTCGTGCATAAAGTAGATGTATGCTAACTCCCGCACACAACCTTGCTTGCTTTGACTTCTGTCGCGCTTGTACAGAGCTTTGAACTCTGGTATCAACTGCACTTCGGGGTCAGGAACGACCTTAAACTTTTCTTCTCTTAGTAAGCGCATGATTGAGGTTGTATAGACGCCTAGGTTTTACATAAAACTTGCCTAGGTATGGCATACGTACTTGAGAGAAGTCTCCCTTCTCCATAGTCTCACAAAGAAACTTGAACTGACTCTCTACTATGTCTTGAACTTCTGATAGGCTACCACCATTCTCCTCGACAATCTCCAAGCAGATTTCTTTCTTTATCTTATTTGTTCTAGCCATATATGGTATAGTCTAATAGATAGCAAAACTCCCCTATAGAGAGTTGACTGTCGTACCGAACACCTTGAAGACTCATCAAAGATGCTATGCGCATCTCAAAACTCAGAACTACATCCAGGTCGTACAGCTCATAACTAAGCTGGTACTTCGGAGTCTGAGAGGATGAACTTAAAGGTAATGGAGTCAAGATCAGCAGGGGGTTTAACAATAGGTATGTAACGGTAGACTCCTTCAGAATCCTTACCGATAATCTTTTTGTCCTTCAAACTCTTTACATAGTTGTTCAAGACACTAACGCTTTTGAAGTTCATAGCATCAGACACATACTTTCTAGAAGCCATGCTGCATGCTACCTCTGGGTCGTACTGTATGAACAACACTAAAGAGTCTAACTCCCGGGGAGTCAACCTCAAAATTCCATTAAGTAGTTCTAAGTAGTTCCTTAGAAAGTTCTTGTTACTTGTCCGAATACTCAGCTCCATTTTGCTCTTGATATTTTGCTACTCTGTCAATCTTACGATTCAATCTCTTCTTGAACAGATTCCTCACATTCTTCAGTAGAAGAATACAACACTGGTTCTCGACAGAAAAGTTCTTCTTCTGTAATTCGTATAACCTATCAATCAACATAGACACCACCTCCTCATTGGTAGTTCCAGAGTTGTACGCAGATCCCTGCTTCTCAGTAAACCTTAGAGTTTGATACTCAGTGTCAGACTTAAAATTGTGCAGTCTGTATTCGATACCTGGCTTTACAACATCCATTGCAGTTCTGTTCAAATATAAATATAAAACTTCTATATAATATTACCGCAGTGCCTAGGGTCATGACACCTTAGTATAGAGTTTTCTATTCCTCTGTATATATCACCTCTGCAATAGTGTGGTCAACAAAGTCACCTGAACAGGTGTAAGCCAAAATCAA